CCATGCTGTTAAACACCCGCTTGGCTGCTGACAGGTCAGTCGATAGTGACCAGATGTCTTCACCCCAATCTGTTTCTTCCTCTACGCTTGTGGCCGCTCTGTAGAGGTACAGGTCGCCATCAATCAGTAGGGTGGGTTGGCTGTAGGATTTCTTTAAGGACATCATCGATGTCTCCTTTTACTTCCATACCGACCTCTGTGATGCACCATCGGCGTCCCCAGCTATCGGTATCTACTTTTGTTGTGATGAAGCCCTCAGAGGCCGCTATGGCTGTGTGCAATGCGCCATCACGAGCGAAGTCAGACTTCACGGTGAAAGGATTGCGCCATGCGCGGTCTAGGACGATGTAGAGAGACACAAGGTTCTCTATATACTCATCGACTTCAGTGGGTTTCAAACCAAGTTCGTCCCACGGAATGCTCTGCGGCAATGGGGATTTTAAGGTTGAGAGTGCGGCCTGCTTCTTCCGCCATTCGTCTAGCGATATTACCGACATCTTCTGCTACTGCCTCGTTCTTACAGGCGACTTGGATTTCGTCGTGTATCCAGCCCACTATATAGGCATCGTCGCCATGCTGTTTCTTGATTTCGTCATAGGTGAGGAGCACCCACCACTTACTGACTAGGCTCCCACAGCTCTGTAGTAGCTGAGAGAGACATCTGTGCTCTGACCTGATCTTGAGCTTTCGACCATCACAGGTCTTGATGTACCCACGGGCATAGGCTGCTTTTAGGTTCTTCTTGAGTGTGGCAAACGCTGGCACAGCCTTGTCATAGGCATCCTTGAGTTGCTTGCCTCTGGCTCTACCGCCACCAGCTATCTCTCCGATCAGTTGATCACCCCCACCATACAACGTGGCGTAGACCCACGTTTTCGCTTGGTCTCGAGTAGCAAGACCTGCTGCCTGTTGATTGTATGTGTGGATGTCACCTTGAGGTGCGAGTATCTGCTTGGCATACTCACCGCCATCGTAAGGGTGCAGATAAGAGGCAAGTGCTCTAAGCTCGATTCCAGATAAATCAGAACCACAGAGCACCCAGCCCTCTGGCACACCAAAGAGACTTCTGCACTCTTTGCCGTATGGAGACCGTGCGCTGGGCACTTGAGACAAATTTGGGGATGAGTGCGCCGCTCTGGTGCTGGTAGTGGCCAAAGGATCAATGCGATGCCTTATGCGGCCATCTTCATCCACCTTTTTGAGCCATGCACCATTGCCCTCTGCCAACATCCCAATCCGCTTTTGGATCAGCTTAAATTCAGCAAGCCGCTTGGCCTCTGGGTATGGTAGCTTTCCCAGAACACTTTCATCAATTTTAGCTTGGCCATTCGGAGTAAACTCCTTGGGCTTCCACTTGTACTTATCGACTAGGCAGCGCTGGATGTGAGGGTTTGAGTTGGGGTTGAAGTAGACGGTCTTCTTTTTGACGAACACCTCCCCCGCCTTGTAACCCAGTGTCTTGTTGTCACGCTTAGGCAAGAAGTCCTCTGTGACTTCCCAAGCTGGGAACAAGTCCTTGAGGTCTTCTTCGATGACATGACGCTTCTGTGCCAGCTCTGCGTACAGTTCGCCTGCTGCCTTCTCGTCAAAGGTCCAACCGTTCTGACCGATCTCATGACAGATAGTAGCCATGCGGTGCTCTAAGTAGACTGCCTGCTCTGAAGGCTCAGTCTTGTACAGGTTCTTGTACAACGCTGCTGTGACTTGGGTGTCTTGGATGCAGTAGGTGAGCATCTCTTCACTGAAAGCATTCCAGCCGCCCTCATAGTCATCTTTAAAGTCACCAAGCCTTAGACCCCAAGCCTTGAGGCTGTGGCGTCCCCAGAACTTCTTAGGGAACTTCTCAGCACTCCAGTTACGCTCTGCATCATCGTTGAACAGTTCGTGGTGTATCATCTTGCTAAGGATCAAGGTGTCTGTGATTTTACCTTTGATCTCGAAGTCTGGGTACACGATCTGAAGGGCAGGGTAGTCGTATAACACGAAGTTATGACCTATGACTTCATCGGCTGTTGATAAGAGGTCGAGGCCTTCTTCTATGTTGTGTGGTCTAAACGATCTGACTTCATCAGTATCTGGGCACCTCAGTACAATGCACCAAACCTTGCTTATGGTATCCAACAGTCCGTTGGACTCTATGTCTGCTATCCATCTCATCGGTCATCACCCGACCCACCAATCTTACCACGAGCCGCTCTACTTTCGAGCTTCTCTAAGTTCATTTGGGCTACTTCGTTGAGGCTGATGTTAAGGTCTTTGGCCAGCATTGCGCAGTACCACAACACATCACCAATCTCATCAGCTATGGCAGCTCTATCAGAACCCGGTAGATCGCTAATTTCACTAAAGGTTATGTCCTTATCTCTAATGAGCTTCTTGATTTTACCTAATACTTCACCAGCTTCATTGGATAGGCCCAGAGCCGGGTAGATTACTTTCCAGCGATAGATGCCAGTCTTAGAGGCTTCAGCTTGGTAGGCGTTCATTGATAGATTGTTACTCATGTTCTCACCTTCCAAATCGTCTGAATGTAGCCTGCGGATGCCTTGCGTTTGCCTGCTGCTTGAGCGAGGCCAAGCTTTACGAGGCGCGGGATGTACTGCATTGCAGAGTGACCACTGCGGAAACTCATGCGGTCAATGATTTCATCTCTGGTGAGGCCAGTCTGCTTGGCCCCTAATAGGATTGCGTAGACTTGAAGCTCCAAGTGCGTGAGGTCTGAGAGCCGACAAGCAATAAGATGCGTTCCATTCATCTCCGTGCCTGCAAAATAGAATGACGTTTGTTCAGCCATGGCTGTTGTTCCTTTGTGTTCAGTTGTGTGTGGAAAGGCTGTCAAAAACCCAACTAGCAAAAACTTTAGTGCGGGTTGGGATTTAGCTTCTGCCGTTAGAAGGGCACATCATCGTAGACTGTGCGAAGTCTCCCGCTCTCGCGGTTATACTGGAGCTGGTCAGCTGGACCGACCTCTCCTGTGTGACGGTTCTTGAGAACCACTAGATTGCGTCTGCCACTCGTAGGCTCATCAGCATCTACTTCCATTGCGACACAAGCATCAGCAAGTTGTGCCAAGGCATGTGATCCACGCAGCTGTGACAGTGAGACCTTAGCTCCACCTTCGTGGCCTAAGTCCCCGCCGGGACGCCGTAAGTGGGACACCAGCACCAGAGACAAGTCCAGCTCTGAGCACAGAACTCGGAGGGTATGCATGATGTGGTCCACCATGACCCTCTCGTTACTGCCTACGTCACCCGCACCCCCACTTATGAGGATCGATATGTGATCTAGGAAAACAACATCACACTTTAGTCCGTGTTTCATATAGCGAATGCGGTTGCATATAACGTCCAGCTCTGTTGAGCCAAAGTGATCAAATAGATAGATTGGACCCTTGGACATTAGACTATCGAAGCCAGCTTTTATCTCATCAGATGTGGCTGCCTCAGCATCAACTGTGATGTTCTTTTCGATGTGGATGCCAGCTAGTCCTTGCGCACTGCGTTTGACGCTCTCTTCTAGCATAAGCATACCAACAGTGAAGCCACTCATGTGGATGTGGTACGCCATCTCTCTGATCAAAGTGCTCTTGCCCACACCAGAGCCAGCACAGAGCGTAACAACTCCTGTACGGATGCCCTTGAGCATCTCATTGAGCCTTGGGTACGGGTACTGTACTGGGCTCTCAGCGTCTGCCACGGCAACCACCTCACGGAGGTCTGCCATGCTGACGATGCCATCAGGTCTAAAGTCTGCGGCTTGGTGTATAGCACTAATGATTGCTGCCGCATTTCCAGCCACAAGGCACTCGTTTGCGTCCTTCATCGGCAGCACAGCAATCTTAGTCTTACCAATAGGTAGTACCTCAGCACACGCTTGAGCTGCTGCTTGACCAGCTTCGTCCTGATCAAACATCAACACGATCTCAGCGAAATTGTTGAGGTAGTCTATGTGCTGCAACAGGTGTTTCTTGGCGCTCTGGGCTCCATGCGGCACAGAGACTGTTGCATACTTGTGGTTCTGTATTTGCGATACGCTCATTGCGTCTAGCTCGCCCTCACAGATAACGATTTTCTTGCCAGCAGAATACATATGCATACCAAAGAGGCCCATGCGGTCACTGCTGCCTACTACAGAGAACTGTTTGTCTCTTGTGCGTACCTTCTGTGCTACAGCCCTGCCTTGCAGGTCTCTATAGGTTGCAATCTGCACCAGTTTTCCACGGTGCTCTCCGATCATGTAGCCAAACTTGCGGCACGTCTGCTCTGTGAGCTTACGACTGCGTAGCTCTTGGTACTCACCTTCGAGCAAGTGTGCTGAAGCTGTGGGCTTCGCTGGTACATCCACCACCTCGCCATCACCTGACGTGTAAGTCGAGCAAGAGAAACACCAAGTTGAGTTGTCGCTGTAGAGGGCACACGCATCACTGCTGCCACAGGCATCACAGGGTTGGTGCTGGATGAACTTGTTGTCACCTCTGTCATCAGTGTTCATTAGTCGTTCCTTTGTGAACTAAAGAAAAAGGGCCATCCGAAGACAGCCCTTTGCTCTTGCTTATTGGCGACACTCGTCCAGCCAGTCTGGAGGCATAGTCTTGTGTGCCCATCGGAACCCGTGCCTCTCGCAATAGTCGCTGTAGCGAGTGGGACTGCCCTTGTAGAGCCTCGCTTTAGCGTTACTGAAGAGGAAGCGGATGTCGATCTCTGGGGACTGCTTTTTGATTAACACATGCTTTGCACGGTCAGCAGTGGCCCATATTCCTTTGGTCTCAAGATACCAGAAGCCACCGGGCTTAGAGAGCTTGAAGTCTGGGGTGTACTTGGCGACACGGGCAGGGATTTCGTAGGTGATCTTGTCCACCTCATACTCAAACTTTATGCCCTCATCTGTCAGTAGCTGAGAGATAGTTTCTTCAAGCCCTGATCGATAGCCAGCTTTTATGCCACGGAACCTTGCCCGGTTAAAAGTCGCCATTTAC